AGGTTAGTATTCGTGCTCGCGCCCCACGTACCTGATTCGTCACCAGTGGCGATCTCTTTGAGCCGTAAATCGTTTACATAAGTTGCCATATTAAGCTACCTCTTCCCATTCTGGGGTTTGACTGTCTGAAACTGCAGACCACCCCGGCGTCTGACTGTCCGTAATACTACTCCAATTTGGGGTTTGGTCATCATCTACAGGACCCCAAACTAAAACCTGTTCTGTAGAGCCCGTAGCTTGGACCCCACTTGGCGTGGCAATTGCTGAACCAATCGCCGTAACCGTTCCCACTGCGCCCGTGCCGCTGACCCCACTCGGAGACGCGACGATGCCCACTGCAATTGTAACCGTTCCAACAGATCCGGTAGCAGAAACACCAGTAACGGCGGCAGCCGCATTGCCGGATACAGTAACCGTTCCGACAGAACCTGTGCCACTGACTCCAGTGACCGAGAAAGTGACGCCCGTGCCCTCGACAATAGTGACGGAGCCGACCGCTCCCGTCGAAGAAACGCCTGTGACAGAGACGTTTGCGTCTCCGGTGACTGAAACCGAACCAACACTACCTGTGCCTGCGACACCAGTGACAGAAACATTCGCATCTGTTGATATCGTGACTGAACCGACCGCACCGGTGCCAGCAACGCCTGTAACAGAGACGTTCGCATCTGCTGATACCGTGACTGATCCAACGGCACTTGTGCCTGCGACGCCGGTGACTGTGACATTAGCATCTCCAGTAACTGTGACGGTGCCTACAGCGCCCGTGGCAGAAACGCCCGTCACCTCTACGGGTATGGGCTCGCTCCACGCGCCTTGGCCCCAAGTGCCTCTGCCCCAACCCGTTACGTTTGCCACTCTCTATTCCCTACTGATTATGACTCGGATCTTGTTGCTGCCGCAGCCACAACAAATACTCCGTCGGAGTCATTTTAGTTTGCTGGGACTGTTGAGCCACTGCATATTAGGCAATACGAATAATCGCGTTCGACGCGTCGGCAGTTGGAAACTGCACGGTAAAATCGCCAGAACTAGACGTCTTATCGCCACCAAAGTCTAGAGCACAAACTGCAGGGTCACCGCTTGCGCTGTCGTTGAATATAAGACAGCCTCTCGCCGTTATGGAGCTACTGCTAAAAGTTAGGTCACTAAAATCTGTGAGCGCCGTCGTGCCCGACGTGCTGGGATCGACTCTCGTTAGTGATGCGCCTTTGGCGGTATATCCCGTGCCAGACACCTCGTTAGAAGTGGTGTACGCGGTCGTGCCTGCGCCTAAACTTGCTGAACTGGTGTACAGTGCAAGATTAAAAGTGCTGCCGCCTGAGTTTTTGAAATTGTGGACAGCCTCCAAAAGTTCTTTTTTGAAGCTAGTACACATAGCCGTCGTGATAGCCATTACAGTCTCCTGAGTATTTCTGCCATATCCTGATGGCCTTGTTGCTCCAACAAAGCAATCAAGGTCGTGCGGTCACTTTTAATTGCTTCTTTCATATAAAACGATATCACGCCCGAAACCGCTTCTTTAAAAGCCTCAGCTTGTTGCGCGATCAAAGGGTGGCTTTTGCCACCCACACTAACTATACGTTTGGTCGCCTCTTCTGACCAGTAGTCCACAGAGTGACCCCGGTTTTGCGTCGTCGCTACTGTGACTTGACCAATCGAAGATTCTACCGTTTCAAACACTTTTACCTACCTTTTGAAATGTCATAACGGTATTCGTCACGAGCGCCATAACCCTCGCCCAAATCTTTCAGTGCCGCCACCGCTTGGGCAAATCTTTGGTCGTATCTGGCAGCCTCTTCCGGCGTTTTAAGGAACGTAGCAGCCTCAACCAAAGCACCGTATAACAACGCATCCGGGGCGTTTTCTGAAAGCCACGTGGTGCCGGACCCAGCCCCCGCAGTGAGCGAGGCAGGCCTAAACTTGTAGTGAAGTTCAAAAGTAAAGTTCGTGCTCGGCGTTGGAGCGAGTATGAAGGTGTTGTCATCGAACAACGCGTAATACTTTGGTGTGCCGGTCGTAGCTGGATTGGGCGTATAACTACGAATGAAAGTAACATGCTTGAACAGTAGATATTCGTATTCACTACTACTTATGACAGCCAAGCTGTACGGCGCTAAAAAGTCCGTAGGTGTGGCCAAATAAGTGTTATCTGCAGCGGCGGTGCCTGTTACGTTTTTGCGAAACACCGGTAACTCTATGTTTTTTAAGATCCGTTCTTCCGCTTCTTTAATGAATACAGGCAGATTGTTGACGAACGTCGTTTCGCTCGTCTCTTGGTAATCTTGTATCGCTGTCTTTAAGCTATCAAAAGTAAAACTCATGTGATCACCACCGTGACTGTACCAACCTGTGTGGATGCTTTAACCGGCGTAAAAGTCTTTTCTAGAACGTTTGGCACCCCCACAGAGACCACCATAGGCTCGACCCTGTCAGGGCGGGCGTTACGCAAAGCTTGAGGGTCATCTACCGGAGGTTTTGGAAACAATTGCGGTTGTTTAGGTTCATACTCATCCGGCCCGACCAAAGACCCGTTCCACTCTCGTTTCATGCGGTTGAGCTTGTAACGAACACCAGAGCGGTCTGAAATCCCGTACGCGTATTTACCTCGAGCAAAACCTGACATAACTACGTCCTGTAATACTCATAGCCGGGGCTGATTCGCAGAGATGCACGATCTCGGTCTTCGTCCATCGCACGTTGCATTTCTTCTTCGTACACCTGCTTCAAAACCGCCATCATGCCCGGATTGCGTTTCATAGAAATGTAATACGCCAACCCGGCAGTTAAACACGGATAAAACCTAAAAGGCACATCCACCGTGTTGGTATTAGTGTCCGCGTCATCAATACGGGTCAACCGATCAAACTTAATAATGTCCGTGTTCTTGTCTGGCGTGGGCCACACCCGTAAAATCGGGGTAATTTGCCTATCCAAAAAGAACTGGTTTGGACGTCCCGTTTGGTCTTTATCAGGTATGTTCAAGTAACTTGAACGGCTAATACGCTCGATCTGGAAGTCCGTCCCATCTCGTGTAACAACAGAAGAAAGTATGTCGATGGTGCTACGCACATCCGACAAATCGACGGCTGCACTCACCGTTGTAGTGGCCCCGCTAGTACCCCCGGTAATAGTCTCTGCCGCTTGGAACGTGCCCGAAGGAATGGTCAAAGCTAAAGTGGTAGCCGAGGGTTTACTTGTGATCGTGGCTGTCGCCGCACTGGTGCCGCCCGTAATCGTCTCGCCAACGGTCAAACTAGTAGATGCACCGACCGTCATCGTGATCGTACCGCCGGGGTAGTCACGAACGCCGGATGCCAAAGTAATCGACGTTTGCTCAATGGTCCACTGATTCAAGCCTCGATTGGCCCAATCTGCAAATAACAAATTCAACGAACGACGCGCGGTCTTGAGATCGTAACCTGTTCTTACTTCAAGGCCACAACGCTCAAACGCCTCTTCGACGTACTCAGCGACATCTAATTCGAAATCTTTGCTATTGCTCGTTGTCATTGTACAAGTTGTCAAAAATTTGGTTTACGTCAAGCGTGTAATCTAAATCGCTTTTCGAATAATGTATATGCGCAGAAGGCTTGAAATCGGGAGCCCCTTCTCCTGTCTCGAACCATGCCGGGTGAGTAACCCGTACTCGGTTGTTAGGCAAAGCAACGATGTTGCCCGTCCAAGAACCGGCGTCTAGCAACTGCAAAACATGACTTTGCTTATGCTGCGCAGGATCGTCCGCGATCTCGCTCTCAGTGTAGTCCACCGTAAACAAATACTTCGCGGGATACATTTCTCCGTCGATTTTAGCCAACCAAGGGCACGGCGTAGCTCTATCAAGCACATACACAGAGTGATGGTGCGAGCTACAATCCCAAGGTTGAGCCGCCCAAACCGGCATGGGTTCTGGCCACTCCTCCAACGGGACGTCCCCTACCAAAGCTGTGATCGGCATGCGAGCCCACATAGCACCCCCATGAACGGTGTCTTCTTCTTCGCCCTCTGCTTCGATCCCCGTAAAGATCAATTGAAAGCTCAAACACCTGCACGGCATGGTTGTCACAGCAATTGCCATAGCGTGCAAAAACTCGCCGTGATACTCCTCATGGTTTTTGGTGTATTCACGACGCACCCAGCACTTAAAATGCGGGATGTTGGATTGTAGGTATGGCATATCAGATTTTGCCGCCTACCTTGTTACCTTTCTTTTTGACTTTGCCGCCATTTCGGTAACCTTTTGTAGCCATCTTGCCGCCGTTCTTCATACCTTTTGGCTTCACGCCGCCGCCGTTCTTCATGCCACCGGGCATCATTTCTTTCTTGCCGCCCATAGCGCCGCCTTTGGACTTCATTTTAGCCCCTTGCGCGCTGCCTTTGCTTTTCATTGCTTTCTTTTTCGGCGCAGCTTTTTTCTTGAAGCCACCCATACCGAGATTCACTCGAGACATATCAACCTCACAAATACTTAGTTTTCTTCCTGCGGTCGCTCATAACAGCGCCACAGCCCCTTGCAATCTCCGCTCTCACAGCCCCACCTGCTTTCATCTTGGTGACTTTCGCCTTGGGTGTGTTTGCAACAACGGTTTTACCTTTCGACCCTTCTCGTTTCTTTTTACGCGCAGTGGCAGCACGCTCTTCTTTGCTTAGAGAACGAGCTTTTTTCTCTGGCAAGCAACGATCTGGGTTTTTTTTATTTTCAGAACTACCACACTCGCCGACGATTTCACCTTCGGTATTGATGCGAACCCATTTCTGATCAAGCCATTTTTTAAGCTCGCCCATTATCGGCCCTTTCTCTTCCCACCTTTTGCCTTTTTGGCATAGTTCGGGTCTTTACAATACTTACTAGCCGCCAAGTTTGCGTAAGCAGACGGGTAGGTATCAAAGGTGCGCTTGGCCCAAGCTTTGCCTTCGGGACAAATTTTGCTGCCTTTGCTCTTCTTTGATGCCCCACCGCCTTTGGCATAGTACGTCAAACCTCTAGGCATAGCGCCTCGTGTCATTACCATGCGTCGCAACTCCAGTATCGAGCCGTAAATTTATCTTTTGCCGTATCACAGTTGTGGCGAGCACGGAAGTTTTTACGGCGTCCGGGTTGGTTCTTCTTGATCGTCATGTCTGGGTCCCCAAATCGGACCATCTTCACTTGATCACCTTTCTTGGCCAAAACTACGGATTTTTTCGACTTACCCTGCGAACGCTTTGGCTGGTTATATCCAGAAAACGTTTCGCCCCGGTATTGTATTCTCCCGGACGGTAGTCTTTTAACGTCCTTCGTCGTGGCCATTAGTCGAAGCCTTTTCTCATATACAAGATCACGGTGTACGTGTCGGCTGAACTAGCACCCACGGTCGTAAACTTAACGTCGCCAGTTTTGCCAGACCCGGCGTTGTTGGTAAGGCCACCGAAGCTACTGTAGTCGTGATCGCCGCTTTGGTTCTCACCTAGTTCGATGATAAAAGCGTCTGAGGTTGCATCAAATAACAACTGCACTTTCATGCCTATGCATTGCCACCAAATCCGGTCAATAGTGACACTTGTGCAAGTGTCACCATCAGCACTAGGTTGCAAAGCTGACACGTCTACTTTTGTGACCGCCGATTCACCCGTACCGTCTGAAATGTTAGTCAGTTTCAGTACGGCAAACTTGGGGCCATCGACCAATGTTTGCGATGTTACTGCATCAGCCATAAATGACTCCTACTATTGGTCGGCGAACGCCGGTGCAGTCGCGCCCGTGACAGTGCCGAAGATCTGATAATTGGTGGTGTTCAAACCAATAATTGTTACATCAAAGCCCGCAGGTACATTTAACTGGATGCTGCTATTGGAGTTGCCATCAGAAAAAACCGCACTTACTTCGTTGTCGGTATCAAGGAAAGTAACGCCACCAATGTAAAAATTGGTGTTTCCGGGCGTAACGATTAGCGCATCAGTTGCGTCAGCGGCACCGCCTGCGTAAACAAACCTAAACACAGACCCAGCAATAGGCGCTGGCAAGGTGTAGGTGTTGTCTTGGCCACCATCTGGAACCAGCAGTATTCGTCCGCTGTGGGTAGCGTTAGTTAGGGTTACGTCGCCATCAGCAAGGCTAACGGGGCCGTCACCAATAGTTGCAACTTCAGTAATTGCGCCAGTGGTTGAGTTTTTGCTTACAGTCTTGAAGGTGCTTTCGGAACGTACCGCACCCGAAAAAGTGGTATTAGCCATTGTCATCTCCTGTCGTGGCTGGTGTCAGGCACGGGATGCGCCTGTCAGGATAGGAGAAAGATAACTAAGAAACGGGCAAAAAGAAAGGGCGACATTGTCGCCCTTCCAAAGCAGAAAAGATCTGCTTATGCGCCGGGTGTTCCGAACACAGCACGCCAATCGCTGACGCCGAAAGAATATCTTTCGCGCGCTTTGAAACGCATGTTGCCTGTGTCGAAGTCGCCTTCCATCGCTGTCTTGATGGGGGTTCTTTGGAACAACTTGAAGCCGTTGGGAGCGTCTGTCTTGATGAAAAACGCGTCTGTATCCGTCAAGAAGTGGTTTACAACCGCCCCTTCTGGAAGCATACCCATAGACTTGTTGGCATTGATATCGTTATCTGCCGTTCCCGGTCGCAGATTTGAGTTCAGAACTCGTTCTGCGATGAATTGCAGTTCTTTCGGTATGATCAATTTCATACCACGAACAGCAATCTTCAGACCTCTTTCGTCGGTCAGACCAGCAATATCGATCAACATCTGCTCCAGCGAAGTCTCATTGAGATCTGCTGCAGTAGCGAGAAGGTTAGTCTGGTTACCAGAGATAGAGGGGTGAGCCGCCGAACACAGCGCCGCACCGTCACCGATAGGTGATGCAGTGCTGAATGCTTGGTTCAAAACGGTAGCAGCACGGATCTGCTTGGTTTGAGACATTGAACGAGCCAGCGCACGCGTATAACGCGCAGCCAGACGGTCGTACAAATTATCTTCTACCGCTTCCTCGGTGATCGAAAAAGCGAGCGCGATTGTCTCGTGCGTATAACGTGCAGTATATGTTTCCTGCGCGTCATCGAACGAGATTGCGCTGCCTTCTGATTTAACAGGGGCAGTACCAAAACCAGAAAGCATGACTTCTTCTTCAAACGCGCGGTCTGAAGATTCTTCGTCGAAGATTTCTGCGTGCTCTTGATCGTAACGATCATATTCCAGCCCGAACAAAGCATTAAGGCCGGGTTCAAGCTCTTTCGCTAATTGTGCGCGAGTAATAGGCATTGAAGTTCTCCTACCTTAGATGCCAGTTGTGGTGGCAGTGGTTTGTGAATCGAATCGAGCGTTAGTCGAATTGTAGTGTGCATTTATGCGTACAATCAAACCAATACCTGCTGCAGTGAAGTCACTGTTAGCATCGTCATCGACGAGGCCCATGATCTTCAACGGCAGAGTAGCAGTTGTAGCGATAGATGAAACACTCAAAGCCGAGTTAGAACGACCCGTGTTAGTAGAGCCCGTACGAGCAGACGTACCAAGGCTTGCGTTTGCAAACACACCGGCCAGTGCAGTAGCACGATCGGTAAGTGAAGCGTCGCTTGCGACTTGGAAAGTTTGCATCGGATTATCTGCAACTAAAGCTTTGACAGGGAAATTAGTGTCAACGCTTACGTTGTTTGATCCGGGCCAATAGTTGCTAAATACAGTCTTCTTCGAAGTCGAGTCGACATATTCTACACCTACCAAAACACCCAGAGCAGCAGTTGTGCCGCCTGCAGTGTCTCCAGCTTGATCGATCACGCCCGCAGCAAGCGGGATCACGATGCTGTACTGGAAAATGGCATTGGTGTTGTCAGAAGCAATTTCATACTTCGTAACACCAGTAGAATTGACGGCACTACCTACGAGTCCGATTGGACGTAGACCGTACGCGGTTTCCTGATTTGCCATAAAAAGTCTCCTAATACCTTACTGATTACGAGGACCACCAAAAGTAACACGCGATTGGCGTTCAGGTTTGCCAATGCGCATAGTTGAATGTGCATTCTCTCGTAGGACATCAGTTTCAACGGCTTCGACTTGATCCGCATGCTTCCTGTTGAAGTAATCGGTTCGTTCCGACACCGTTTCTAACGGAATCCTAGCTAGAAGCAATCCGCCAACTCCAAACACTCCTTCATACTTACCCGATTCAATAGCAGGTGCCTCAAAGTCAGGGTACTCATCGCGTCGGACTAACTCGTAGCCCTCTCGAAGACGTGCGCTAATGTTACTTGTGTCATCAAAGCCACGAGTTTCGGCACGTATCCAGCGATGTTTAAACCCTGCAGGCGCGGGTGGAGCATCTAAATTTGACTTAGGGGACCACGGCTTGCGTTGTGCAGTCGCAGCCCTCGATGATTTTGCGCGGGAAGTTTTCTTGATCGCTTCAATTTCTTTTTCGTTTGAATCTACCATGTCTACTCCTTCACGTACTTCGCATATTCTTCAAGCGGCACTCCCAATCGTTTGGCAATAGTTACTTGGCTAGGGGAGAGTCTAACCTTTTTGCCGCGCCCGCCTTTCGACGGACGAGATACACCAGCTACAGTTTGTGTAGTCCGGCGTGTTTGCGAGACTTCTTCTTCACCGTCCGAAAACTTGTGAGGAAACGCCTCTCGCATGGCTGAATCTAACGCATCATAGTATTCGTCGCTAGTGCCGTCCATGCCTTTCTCTTGGATCAACTCTTTGTGAATACCGAATGCGGCGAAAGTCATTGCAGAGTCTTGACCAAACCAAGAATTGTTTTCTGCCCAATCTTCCGCTCTAGGGTCTGGTCTTTGTGTTTGGGGCGCAGGCTGGTAAACAGGCTGCTGCGCCTCTTGTTGGAACTGTGCGGCCTGTACCTCTCGTTGAGCACGCGCTTGGGCGTGTCGATCTGCAGCCACCGCCAGTTGGGAGATCTTCTCTTGCGCCGCAAGTTGGCGATCAGTGTCCCCGGTTTCGATAGCGGTTTTGAGCTCGTCTTTAGCCCGCTGCTGCTCCGACGAAACACGATTACCGTACTCGTCAATGTAATTCTTATCGAGGTTATGCAGTCGCTGCTTTACGCTCTGGTTCTCTTGCTGGATTGCTTGGGCGTATTTGACCGCCTCTTCGCGCTCTCTTTCAGCCTCTCGGGCACGTTTTGTAAGCTGATTGATGCGTTTTTGCACCGATTTGCCATACTGCTCGTGCTCGTCTACCGATTCGGTTTCAGTTTCAACCGCCTCTGGCGCTTCTGCAGCTTGTTTTGAATCGTCGTCTAATACAATCTCTTGCGCTTCTTCGTCGAACTCCAGATTAATCTGTCCGTCATCCGGCTCATGCGCAGGGCTTGACTCTGCCATTTTTTACTCCTAACCGTGATAAATGTCTTTCGGATCTAAAATCGTGCCCAACACCTCGTCATCGTTCAGCATGCGAACTTCGCTGCCAAAAGCAGCTTTTTTATCGCCGTTGAGACGGAAACGAGATCCAGCGTATCGGGCAAAAATCACCCAATCGCCTTCTTTGCACCATTCCCCTGTCGGGTAACGCTCTTTGTCTTTGTACGCGAGCGGCCCAGCTTTCAGCACGTAACCGACCTGAGTCTGTATTACGTCTTCTTCTAGGGTTTTTGGAGCAAGCAAAATACCGCCATCACTCTTTTCGGGTGGGCGGAAAGGCATGATTAAAATACGCCAACCTGTTGGTTGGGGTAGGCGTTCGATAAGTTCTTTATCCATTAGGGACGGGTCTAAAACCCGTTTTTCTTCTGCGACGTAGCACTCAGACACGTCTAGTGCTTCATTCGAATCAGGCATTTCTTTGTTCCTGTTTTTCTAGCATTTCAGAAAGTTCCACCAAAACGTAATCACACGCTCTGATTTCACCCATGCACTCTCTGTAATGTTCCATATCTTTAATCCCGCCTTCACACATGAGTTCTTGAATTTGGGCTTTGCGACCTTTTAATGTTTGTTGCACAAATTGCACAACATCTAGATCGTTCAAGGGCTTTCCTTGTCGTTTACTCTCCGAGTAAGTCCGATACTATCGCTTTTTATGCGATTGTAAAGCGCCCACCACGTAAGGCAGCGCCCATCCCACGTTTTTTACCGCGTGTAATTTTGGCTGTCATGGTGTTAGGGGTAGCCTCTTCGGTAGCCACAGCGTATGGAATACTGCCTTGGCCTTCGATTTCTGCCTTTGCAACAGGCTTTGGCGGCTCTTTTGGCTTTACGCCATTGACTTTGACTGTTCTCATGCGTCACCTCTCTGTTTCAATAGTTCCCGTTCGATACCCGCTTGGATGCGAGCCTGCGTTTGGGCCTCTTGACTTGCCAGCCTTTGCTGGAAGTTTGCTTCACGTTGCGCAAGTTTCTCACGCTCCAGTTGCAGCTTGGCCTGCTCTTCCGCGACATCGTTCTGCTCTTGCTGGGCCTTGAGTTGCAGTTCTTGTTCTTTCAAAGCAATCAACGGATCAGGTCCCGCCTGCTCCTGCGGTTGTCCCGCCTGCTGGATCTGTTGACCTAACTGGACGACCTGCTGCATACCTTGTGCCACAAACTGCGCAACCATCGATTGGTATGGCGCATTGTTGGACGGATCTGCCAAAGCAACGTTTGGATTCTGCTGTGCGAAAGCAGCCTCAGCTTGTTCTTCCGCCATCAACTGTATGTGGTTTAAGATGTGCTTCTGTATCGCAAGAACCACCTGCGGCAACGTAGCAGCCACACCGCCCGTTACAAACAAAAGGTGGGCCTGTATGTGGGCCATATGGTCTTGGCCCTTAAACGCCTCTAGAGACACGTTCTCGAGGGCGTCCATGTTCTCCTGCGCAGGGTCTTTCGGACGAAGTTCATCCGAAACTTCAGCATTCAAAATTTGGTCTACGTTTTTGACACCCATAGCGTCATAAACCCGACGATATACCTGCGGCATGTTGTGGATCTGCGGCGCTTGCATAGCCATCTGTAGCTCTGTTTGAGCTAAAGCAATTCGCTGGCTTTGCGAAAAGATGTTTGGGTCAGAAACCGGTAATACGTCTACACGTTCATCAAAATCTCTTGCTTTCACCGCCTGATCTGCCCCCGCAACGGCGTACGGGTACACATTAGGTAGGCTTTCGTTCATTACACGCGCCAAAATCCTAAACTCGACCTTCATAGCGTAGTGAAGGCGTTTATGGATCGCGCTCATCACGCGAGCACCTTGCTCAATCATAGCAATCGTCGTGCCAACTGCTGCAGATTGGTTGCCATCACCTATCTTCATATCGGTAATCGTGGCAAAACGTTGAGCGGCTTGAACTACGAAGCCTAAAAGCTGGAATAACGTGCCGTCAGGGCCTTTGAAAGGCAAAGGCATCAAAGAATCGCGTATTTGACCACCCGGAGCGTCTACATCTCTGAATTCACCCGGTTGTAGAGGATCTTCGTCGTCTCTGATCCTCAAACCACGGGCTTTGAAGCCCGCAGGCAGGTTAGAAAGCGTTCCTGCGTCGATTAATTGACGTAAAGCTGCCGTCGCGGTACGAGAGAGGCCACCAATCGTGTGAATCAGACCCATTCCGTAAAAACCAAAGCCGGGCAAGAACTTATAATGGACAAAATACTGGATTTTTGACGTCAAAGGGTCGTCTTCGCGGTAATTTCGTCGGATTGCCAACACTTTTCCGTTGTCTTCACTGATCGTAACGACATACGGGACCTTGATTCCGGTCATTTCGCCGTTTTCGTCCGTATCTTCGTACCCTTCAAGGTCTAAATCGACGTGACACTCCAACAAAGTGCAGTCGTAGTCCACTCCAGAGGCCCGCGTGCCGTCGATGTAGTCTATCTCGTCGCTGACACTGGTCGAATCTGGTTGCGAAGGCAGCACTTTGATGTCTCGATAGAAACCACTGACCTGCTGTTTACGCAAATCGTTCAAAGACATGCGAACAACGTGCGTAATGTTAGGACACGTCTCCAGATCGTTACTTTCATACGGCACCACAAGGTGTTCTGCCGGTATAAATTTACAAACTGGCCGCCCCAAAGCGTCATCAAAGTACACTTTTTTGAACGTAGAGCCCGCCAACGGCAAATAAAACAGCATTTGGTCAAACTCTGGCGTGTATTCCTCCATCACATTGGTGATGTAGTAGTTCATAAAGTCTTGAACACGCTTGGCTTGATCCATCTTGTCTGTGGTCTGTGAGCCAAGGACCGTGGTTCGTACTGGGCCGTCCGCAGGCAAAAGCTCATTGAACGCTTGTGCTTGGAATTGAACCGCTGCTTCCGCCAAAAGAGGATGCGTTACACCAGTAGCGCCCCGGAAAGGCTCCGTACGCTCTTCGTAATTGAATCCCAAAAGCTCAAGGCCCTTGGAATAGGCGTCCTCCCAATCTTGTCGTGACGCACGGTTGGCGCTGTACTGCTCCATGAGCTCGTTAGAAACTTGAGCAAGCACCGAATCAGGCAAGAACTCCGCAAGATTGTCGTAAAAATCGTCCTCTCGCTCCCGGTTTCGGAACGGATCAAAGTCCAAAGTCGCACCGCCATCGTCTTCTTGGACAATTTCAATGCCTTCGATCTCTACGTTTGTCAGAAGATCGCCCGGTAGGGCTTCTACCTCGACGGCCTGCAAGTCTTCGATGTCAAGATCCAGCCCTTGACGATCCATCAACGAAACAGGTGGGGTATCACCATTTGCCATATTTAAGCTCCAAAGCTTCCAATGCCTCGATTCAAGCCTACCTCACCGCCGTATCGCATACCACCTGTGATATCGATGACCTCTGGCGGCACCTGTCGTTTTTTACCGGGTCCACCACCACCTACTAAATTACAGGTTGGATTGCCATTTACGAAGGACAACACATACCCGTTAGGGCATTGGTACATCTGCGTGGGTTCTAGACCAAAGGTGCCGGGGGCCGTGCCTTGTACGCCGGTGTTCACAATACCAGAATTGGCACCCGGTGCCGCTGATCCGGCAGTAAAGGCGTCTGTGTTTATGCCGCTGGTGACATCGCGGGTTCTAAATAACGACGGCATTGATTGTTGAGCCACCGGCTTGTAGATCGGCATAACGTATCCTGTCGCACGCTCTTCTTCCGTGCCTTCGAAAGGCATGTAAGTGCGTTGGATGTCCATGCCCTGACTGCTGGGGTATCCGCTAGTGTACGAAGATATTGTGTCCCCCACATCGAGATCGACCTTCCCGAGTAACGATTGTATGCCTGCAAAGTTCTGGGCACTTTCTTGCGCTCGTTGTTCAGCTTGTTGCTTGGCAGCGAGTTGTTGTTCGTACGCAGCGGCAGCCGCAGGCGTGGGATGTAGAGTGCCGTCGCTTGCTTCTGTGATCACCGCAGGCGTTTGGTTTTGCTGCATCGGATCTTGTTGTGCCGTCGTGGTGGTAGTCGCCGGATCTGCCGTCGTGGTTACCGGATCTGCCGTCGTGGTGGTAGTGGTGACCGGGTCAACAACCTGACCATACATGCTGCGGTCAATCGCTGTGCCGGTTTGAGACGGTGTTGTAAATAAGTCTCCTGTGGCAGCTTGTGCTGTTTCAGCAGCCTGTAGAAGTTCACCTTGCGTTGGTGCGTCGTAGATCGGATCGGGATCAGGAGTGGCCGCGAGTTGCGCTTCCATTGCTAAACGATCCGCTTCTTGTTGCGCAGCAAGTTGCTCTGCGCGTTGTAACTGGGCAGCCGCTTCTTGATCGGCTGCCATTTGTGCGGCCTGTTGCGCAGCGAGTTGTTCTGCCGCTAACTGGGCAGCAGCGATACGCTCAGCTTCTGCGGCAGCAAGAGCCTCTTGTTCTGCGGCAAGAGCCGCTGCTTCTTCAGCGGCCTGTCTTTGTGCTAAAGCTTCAAGAGCGGCTTGCTCATCTGCAAGAGCTTGTGCGGCGGCAGCATCTGCGGCTGCTTGCTCTGCGGCGATTCGCTGGGCCTCTTCTTCTGCCAAGCGGATACGCTCTGCCTCTTCTGCTGCTTGTTGAGCGGCTAACGTTTCTGCGGCAAGCCTTTGTGCTTCTTCTGCTGCAGCCTGTTCTTGAGCAATACGAGCAGCTTCTTGCTGGGCAAGTAGTTCTGCGGCGGCTTGTTCATTTGCTATTCGAATAGCTTCTTGCTCCGCTGCAACACGATCTGCTTCTTCTTGTGCTATTCGTAGTCGTTCTGCCTCTTGTGCTGCGAGTGCGTCTGCGGCAGCCTGTTCTGCTGCAAGAACCTCGGCAGCAGAAGGGCCCGGTTGGACGGGATCTGTTTGGACGGGTGGCAAATAAACAGGTCCTGTCGGTTGTGTAGACACCGGGGAAGTATCGACCGGGGTTGTTTCAACAGGTGTCGTGTCCACCGGGTCTACCGGGGCGGTGTCCACTGGAGTTGTTTCAACAGGTGTCGTGTCCACCGGGTCTACTGGGGCGGTGTCCACTGGGGCGGTGTCTACCGGCGTCGTATCCACCGTCGTAACGCCCCCACCCAACATACCCGGCTCGTCCGGTGTTTGTCCGGGGGCCGTGACAAGTTGGCTAGTGTCAAACGGTGTTGTTGCAGGACCTGTAGGCGATATCAAAACGTCGCTGCCTTCCTGTAGATACATACCCGGCGTAAACGTTTGATCAGGAGACGTGCCATAAATGGTTTGCTCTGGCAGACCCTCCGGGTTTTGAAATGCCGCCGCCTGTTCAAGCGCCCTTTGTTGGGCTATCAACTCTTGTGTCGTAGGCATCGCTGGCGCGGCTGTCTCAGTAGCTGCCATCGTTGTAGGCGCTGCCGCTGTTTGCTGGGCTGCCTGCTGTGCTGCAAGAGCCTCTGCAGCTTGGGCAGGGAGTGCGTAAGCGGGTAGCGCAGATGGATCAACCTGCACATTTGAAAAATCAAGCTCTGGCACAAAACGGCCCATGCCACCACCACGGAACATACCAACGGGTTCTTGTGTTTCACGTGAAACACGTGCAAGAGGTCCCTGTGTGTAACCACGCAATAGGCCCGAGAGCCCCGGTCCGATTACACGACCACCTTGTGAAAACCCTTCGGGTGGAAATTGATCCGGGGGTGTTTGTTCTTTGATCTGACGTCGCAAATCTTTTATTTCATCAATCGTTTTACGCTGTTTTGCCTCTAGACGTTTCCGAGAAACGGCAGTCATAGATTCCTCTGCCAACTCGCGTCCTTGTTTCATAGCTCGGCTTTTTGCTGCTGCTAACAGCCTCATAAGCATTACAGGGACAGTCATAAACGTTCTCCGAAAGTAAAACTGTTATCCATAATAATTTGCCGCTGAAATCATTTGAGCCGGTCCATAGCTGTCTTCCCAATCGTCACTGGGCAAATTCACAAAGTTACCTTGACGGTATCGCATCAACGCCTGCGTCGTGCTATCCACCAAGTCATCATGGGTTCCGTTCGGAAATGCAGCACACTCTTCAATCACTTCGTGCGCCCAGCTTTCGTCCGGGGCCCAGATCATCCCCGCTTCAAACAACGGAGAGATAGAATGTACTCTTGATAACTTGTCATTACCACGGCTAGGTGTGAAATTTACAACCGGTATACCCACCTGCCGTAGCTCGTGAGTCAGAGGGGTCCCTGTGGCTTTCGCCTCGATAATTACCGTCTCTGGCTCCCAATACTTGTACAAGTCCAATGCGATCTCTTTCAACTCCGGAAAATCCCACCGCCCCTTCTTCGCATCAAGCAATATAAGATTCGCGGGGCCCCCGGCCTCCTCCGGATAAAACACACCCCATGTAGTGATCGCACTGTAGTCCGCAGTCTCACGTTTCGAAAACGCCGTATCGTAACTCTGTATTACATACTGCAAGTTCGGGATATTGACGCCTTCCCACACCTTCCACCACTCGCGCTTCAAGATCGCCAGCGTTTCTGACGTCGGTGCCTGTTGATACTGCGCATTCCACTGGTACGGCGGAATCGACGCTTTTACAGACTCCAACTCTTCTTTTTTCCAGAACTCAGGCCATGTAGGTTCGCCAGACGGTAAAATCGCCGGCAACTCCACAACTTCCCACTGATCTGCATGGGGGTCCCTAGTCATTTGACGGATCAAGTTACCCGTCATGTCTTTCTCAGACCAACGCGTCTGCACCAGAACGATCGCACCACCCGGCTGCAAACGTTGCCGGGGACCCGCCGTGTACCACTCCCATGCGTTCTCAAACCCGCTCGCCGACATCGCTGTCTGCTCCGAGTGCGGGTCGTCAATAATAATTAAGTCACCACCACGACCCGCCAAGTTTGAACCGACACCCACCGCGTAATACATACCACCGGATTTCGTGTCCCAGCGCCCTGACGCCTTACTGTCCGCCGACAAGACCGTATTATCAAAAATCTCCTGATAGTCGTCCTGCTCCAGAAGATTCTTGACCTTCCTGCCAAAGTTCACTGCAAGCTCGGTCGTATGCGTCGCCTGTATGATCTTCATCGCCGGATTGCGCCCTATCATCCACGCCGGAAACAAAAACGAAGCAAACTCAGACTTCGTGTGACGCGGCGGCATGTTGATGATCAACCGCTTTAACGTCCCATTTGCGATCTGCTCAAGCTTCTCAGCGATCAAATGATGATGCCGACCCGCAATGAACTGCGGCCACATAGCATTCACAAATGGTAAAAAACTGTTTTGGCAGGATTCCACACGCTCAAGCTGCTTCAGACGCAACTCCAAACGTAATTTCTGAACATCCGTTGTTGAATCTAAACTGAGGCTCAAAGGGGTCCCTGACTTAAATACTTAACAAGAGGACTATAGCCCCCAGAACATGGAAACGTAAGACGCGGCGGCGATTTGTGCATTCCATTCACCGATACATCCATCACCTGATCCGCCGAATACAACAAACACTCCGGCTGAGTGTCCGCTGGCCGCCAACGCTGCACCAACACCCAACAATTACTGCCCTGATGCCGTACCGCGAAGCTCACTTGAAACGGAGACAAGTTCACCTGATTGCCCTTCGCAACCTTCAACTCAATCATATGCAACCGCTTGTTACGGTCCATCAACAATAAATCTGGGATACCCGGCGTCTGACTGTTCTCAATGCGCGTCAGTACAACGTCCGAGTCCAGCTTCTCAATGTTAGCCTTGAGCGCCTTCCAGAAGTTCGACTCCGTCCGCTTCGACATCGATCACCTTCTCACCCAACTGGGCCTTCAGTTCGTTCAAAGCCTTTACGACCTCTTCCTTCGACATCTGGTCAATCGACCCATGACGAATCTCGCTCTTGTTGACGTATATGTCACCTTGGGCCAAGCCCCGCGCTTTCTCAGCCTGCACCGCAGCACTGTAAGCACCGTTCTCCAAAGCCTCGTCACGTATTCGCTGCAAATCCCGAATGTGCCGAGAGTACGTCACTTCATACTTCTCAGCTAACTCGCGCCGCCGCTCACGCAACGCTTTCACAATATGCGGCGATTTTTGCGGGTTCAACATCTCATACGCACGGGTATGCGCACCCTTAACACTAAATCCCGCCTCGGCGGCCAGATTACGAAGCGTATCCTGCCCCTCCCGCGTCGCAACCAACTCGACAAACTTCACCTGCTTGCCGGTCAAACGCGTATTCTCAGATACTCGCGGACGACCCCGCGTTTCAACTTTTCCTGCCTCTTTGGCCATGCATCAAATCCCATATCAGAGTGGACTTGGGACGCAAATATAGCACTTTTTTATCACAGTTAAAGGGTCACGGACCTTGGTTCGTTTTCACGCCGTATTGTTTGCGTAAAACCTGCACACTTACACGCTTTGTTTTTTTTAACCAACGACCGCGTTGGAATCGCCGGGGCGTCGATCGCTGTGCATTGTTGTTAGCCTCGATTGTCCGGGGGACCCGGGCGGGGTACCGGGACCGGGGGCCATGCTGCGCGGACCGGGGGCCAATGTTCGCCGGCCTTGGAAGTTAAAAAGCGGGCAAAAATCACTTCCACGTTTTAAAAAAACCAACGTCCACGGGGCGCGGGCCTTGGATCGCGGACAAATGCCGGCCGCTGCGGGCGCGTTTCCTGCAGCAAACCGGCGCGGACAGTTCGATTTCACCCGGTTCGCGGGGCCTAACCCCGCAGAATTGCACGCTGCGCGCGGATCGCGGGCCAATTGCTGCGGCTTTTGGGCCTGCAGCGGGGCCAATAAACCACGCGCCACGGGGCCTCATACGAATCAAGCCGCCCGAGGGAGGCGGGGCGGGGCCT